GGCGAGAATATTAGATGCTGGAGGTACTGCATTTGTAATAAACGAAAAGAATCTTGATGTATTAGAGGCTTATCTTAATGAAACAAGTTGATATAGCCAATGCAGAAGATGTAGAGAAGCACCACAAAAAACTGCTGGATGCTATTAACACTAGCTTTGATGCAGAGAACAGCACAACTAGGTGTGTTGTGCTGGTGTTGGATTTAGCAACTAAGCAGCTTAAAACGTGGTCGGCTAATGCATCGCTGTATGATGCTGGCTTTATGTTGCGAACAGGGTGTGAGATTATTGAGCAGAGAATTTTAGAAGGTTCACCTGATAAAAACTTTACTAAGGAGTTACACTAGCATGGAACAACTAAGCTTGATACCTACAATAGAACAACACGAAATTACAACACTAGCTATAGAAGCGGCAATTAAAAAGCTCATTCAAACGAAGTGTAAATACTACGTAATATCTCCAAACGGAACGCGCTATGATGGTGGGCTAGTGTTGGTGCCAGAAAAGGTAGTGAAAATAAGAAAGCATGCCCCATCGAAACACCCACATGGAGCTATCAAAAAGTACTATGACCTATTCATGAACTACGACATGAAGTCAGGGGATGTGTGTGTAATTCCTGTAGGTGGCGAGACTGTAGGTGGCCCAATTACTGCCGATGATATACGTGGGGCTTTAACATCGCATTTAAGTAATATCTGGGGTAACAAATCCTACACGTCTCTTATTCACAAAAACAACGTTCAAATAATGAGGAACTAGAAATGCAAAACGAGAGAAATAAGTACGAACTGCACCCTGCGCTGCTGGCCTATATGTACCCGATAGCTCGCCCGGATGTGAAGGTTCCTGAGACGAGTCTTAAACCCTACGTAGTGTGTAAAGATGGTGTACTACAAACCCCCGCAGGTGCACCCATAGTACGCACACCGAAACCTGCAGCGCCTAAAGAAATAAATTATAAGGTTAAGCTTAATGGCCGACAGCTTGTAGGTGCTAAGGTAGATGTCTATGAAAAGCAAATAAACATTACCTCGGCTGGGTCTGAACGAGCTGTGAAACCTGTTGCGAAGTCACATAAAAAGGCGGTTAAAAAATAATGGAAGCACCGTTTAAGCAGGTAATGGTTTTGGATTTTGAAACATATTGGGATAGTCAGAGCTACACGCTTTCTAAAATGACGACGGAAGAATATATCCGAGACTCTAAGTTTAAAGCATGGGGCATGGCCTATAAGTTCTTAGGCGATGATAAGATTCGTTGGGTACACCGGTCTGACTTGCAGGCGTTCTTTGATAAGGTGGACTGGACTGCTACAGCTGTTATAGCGCATAACAGCATGTTTGATGTGGCTATACTGGCGTGGGTGTATGGGCATGTGCCGTGTTTTATCTTTGATACCTTGAGTATGGCACGAGCGCTGCATGGCGTAGAAGTAGGTAACAGCCTAGCTAAGCTAGCAGCACGATTTAACTTGCCTCCTAAAGGTAAAGCGCTGTACAGCACAGATGGCAAGACGGTATTAAGTCACGCAGTTGAAGATGAGTTATCAGAGTACTGTAAGCATGACGTGTTCTTATGCGCAGAGATATTTAAAGAGCTGATTAAAGATTTTCCTAAAGACGAGTTGCGCTTAATAGACATGACACAGCGTATGTTTATAAAGCCACGGCTTGTGCTGGATACTAAACTACTAGTGGAAGTGATAGAAGAAGAGAAACTAAAACGGGAAACACTCTTAACTACACTAGGAGTAACAGATGAAGACCTTGCAAGCAATGATAGGTTCGCAGAGAAACTTTCCCAGATTGGGAATTTGGTACCGCCCAAAAAGATCAGCAAGCAAACAGGCAAAGAGGCGTGGGCGTTTGCGAAAACAGATGCCGTGTTTCAGTCACTTCTAAACAGTGAGAACGAGGAGGTTGCTCTCCTGTGCGAAGCACGCCTTGCAGTTAAAAGCACGCTTGAAAGAACCCGCTCGCAGAGATTTTTGGATATTTCAGCCAGAGGTACGCTCCCTGTGCCGCTATCTTATTATGGTGCGCATACGGGGCGCTGGGCAGCAGCACGCGGGGCTAGCATAAACCTGCAGAACTTGAAGCGTAACAGTAAACTACGCAAGGCTATTATGGCCCCAAAGGGCAGTGTGCTGGTAGTAGGTGACTTATCCCAGATAGAACCACGTGTGCTAGCGTACTTGTCAGATAACACAGATTTGTTGGATATATTTAAGTCTGGAGCAGACCCCTATGCTGCGTTTGGGGCACGTATGTTTGGTGTACCGGGCATGACTAAGGAATCCCACCCGGCGCTTCGCCAGAGTGCAAAAAGCGCCCTTCTTGGGGCAGGCTTCGGGTTAGGGTGGGCGAGCTTTGCGCAACAGCTTCTAACAGGGTTCTTGGGTGCCCCGCCTGTAATGTACACTGTAGAGGATGCCAAGCTGTTAGGTGTGACTGAGGATGAAGTGGATGCATTTATACGCTATGAGCCATTTTATAAACGGGCGCTGGAAATACCGCGCATATGTACAGACAGTGAAATACTGATACATTGCATTGCAGCAAAGAAGATTATTGATTTATACCGTGGATCTAGCCAGGAGACGGTAGCTTTTTGGAAGCTTTGTACAGCTGCACTTGAGGGTGTTCTAAGCGGGAATGGCAAGCCTTTTACTTACAAATGCCTTGAGTTTTCCCGTGAAAAAATACGCCTTCCCAACGGCATGTATTTGCGCTATCCTAATTTGGCGTGGGATGAAAAAGAAAAGGAATGGCAATACGGTGAGGGGGCTAATATCACCCGCCTGTATGGTGGCAAGATGACTGAGAACATAGTCTCTGCCGTGGCTCGCATTGTAATGACTGATGCTATGCTGAAGATTGGTGATTGGGCTGATATATCGCTTACTGTTCATGACGAGTTGGTAGTTATTGCTGATGCAAATGAAGCTGAAGATGTGGCTACATATGTGAAAGAAGCACTGATAGAAGACCCTAAGTTTATGCCGGGGATTCCATTGGCATGCGATGTAAGCTACGCAGAACGATATGGAGATGCAAAATAAAAAGGATAAAACATGAAGTTACCAAAAACTGTACTGATAAACAGGAAACGATTCACGTTCAAGACGGTGAAATCCAAGTCGTACTTTGGTCAGATTCACTACCAGAGCCGAATAATAGCATTGTCCACATTGGACCGAAAGTCAGGAAAAATGCCAAGCAAAAAACGAATGGATGAAACACTGGTGCATGAGTTAACACACGGTGTACTGTATGAAATGGGTCTTGAGCATATGGCGTATGATGAAAAGTTTGTAACGCGGTTTGCAAAGTTGTTTAACAACGCAATTTATAGCTTAGAATACTAACCCAGAGGGCAGTATGATTAAATCATGGTCGCACAGTGCTATTAAAGATTTTGAATCCTGCCCTCGCAAGTACCATGAAGTGCGAGTGTTAAAAAAGTATCCGTTTGAAGAAACTGACCAATCTATATATGGCACTAACTTACACAAGGCCATCGAAGATTACATAGAACGTGGAATTTGTTTACCGCATGAGTTTATTTTTGTGCGGGATGTAGTTGATGCAGTAATACACAGATCCGGTGAGAAGATGGCTGAAGTAAAGATGGCTTTTGATTCACACCTTGCAGCTGTAGATTGGTTTGACCCTACTGTATGGGTTCGCGGTATTGCAGATTTGATAATTCTAGACCATGAAAATAATCATGCGTGGCTGGTAGACTGGAAAACAGGCAGCAATAGGTACCCAGATAAAGGCCAGCTAGAGTTAATGAGCATAATGATTATGACCATGTTTCCTAATATTGATTTTGTTAGTTCTGCGCTGATATATTTGGTGAAGAATGACATGGTTAAAGGACGTATGGCACGCAGTGAGATGCCCAAACACTGGCAGCAGTATAGAGAACGGTTTGATAATATACTATATGCTGATGAAGCAGGGCAATGGCAAGAGCAACAGTCTGGGCTTTGCAAAAAACACTGCCCTGTATTGGATTGTATGTTTAATGGTAGAGCTAACTGAGGAGTTTAAAATGCCATACGTAAATAAGAAACGGCCGTACGTCAAAGAATGGGCACAGCAAGAAGCACGTGATGAAAAACCAGCGCGTGCTGAACGTGCGCGTGCTAGGTATAAGCTGGATAAAGAAGGGGTGGATAGAGCGGGTAAAGATATTGACCACAAGAAGCCTGTATCTAAAGGTGGCACTAATGCCGATAGTAACTTGCAGGTAGTAGCCCCTAGTAAGAATAGATCTTTTACAAGGAACCCAGACCATACAGTAAAGATAAATAAACCTAAGAAGAAAAAGGAGAAGTGATATGAGTTTTTTTACACAGGCATTTGGGCTGGTAGACCCACAAGCAGCACTAAATGGAAGTGGCAGCATACCGATAGGCGCATAACAATATACACATGCTATGAATAATGCAGCACAAAATAACCTTTCTAATGCATCACTAGGCGGCATTATTAATTCAACTAATGCAGCAAAAAACGTGTATGGACCGCAGCCTTCACAACAGAACATAAGTAAAATACTGACGGCACATATAACACAGGATATGTTAGATAGTGAGCCATTTAAAGTATCGCTACAAGTAGCAGAGGATTTATGGCGAGCAGCACATGGAGATTCATGGATTGAAGTTGGCAAACTTAATGACTTTCATTACGGCATAGCATGCCGATTACTTATGCGCAATAAGCTAGAGAAATTTGTAGTGGCGTATAACGAAGTAGTTAGAGTAGTAGACTAAGGAGAAAATAATGACTTTAGATATTTTTCAGAAACCTTGGGTGGGGAGTGAGCAAAACTTTGATGGGCATACAGATGAAGATAGGGAATACCTAAGAATGAAAGAAAGATATGAAAGGGCAAGGTGGGAGCATAAAAATTTGTACATACAACCTAAAAAACAACAAAGTTCAACCAACCACTTTAGTATCGGGCATATTTTAGATTATGAAGTACATAAACTTTCAATAGAAACAATGAATGATTTATGGAAGGCTAGGTTTACTGAACCGTTTAGGGTGGCTACGGGAAGTTCGTCTGTGGATACACTAGGGCATTTTATGTTCTCTATAGGAGTTGTGCTGTATCGCATCGGAATTATTAGAGCAGAGTACAATCCAAGCACTGATGAATGGGTATACGTACAGGGGAGTATTAATGGGAGAATTAATAAGTAATGGAAATTTTTGCAAACAAAGTTCTTGTATTAAAGACTAAAGACCCCCAGAAATTCAGCATCATACCTAAGAGTAAAGACCTTGGTATGGATAGTTCTGGCATGCATGAAATTGCTGTGCACTGGGGATTAGATGAAGCACGTGTGCTAAAAAATATGGGGTTCTTAAATACACCCTCGCCAATACAGAAAGAATATGATTGGCCGGGCAAGTACAAACCCATGCAGCACCAAATAGACACTGCGTCTTTTCTAACAATGAATCGCAAAGCTTTTGTGTTGAGTGAAGCTGGTACTGGTAAAACAGTTGCTGCACTATGGGCCGCTGATTATCTTATGGGTAAAGGTGAAGTTCGCCGTATTCTTGTTATCTGTCCATTGTCTATCATGCGTTCTGCGTGGATGGGGGATATTACGAAGAGTATAATTCATAGAAGTGCAGTAGTTGCGTATCACACAGATGGGAGTAAGCGTGTGGAACTGGTGAGAAAAAACTACGAAATAGTAATCACAAACTACGATGGCTTGAACATAATTAAAGACGAGATAATCCGCGATGGTACATTTGATTTAATAATTGCAGATGAAGCATCGCACTACCAAAACACGGCTACTACTCGGTGGAAGAACCTGAATTTAATAATGAAAGCGCATCCACAGACTATGTTGTGGATGATGACAGGTACACCTGCTGCGCAGTCGCCAGAGCAGGCATACGGACTTGCCAAACTTATAAACCCTACAGCAATTCCTAAGTTTGTTTCTGCATGGCGGGATATGGTTATGAATAAAATATCCATGTACAAGTGGGTGCCTAAGCCCGGTGCTAATCAGCGAGTGTTTGATGCACTGCAACCTGCTATACGCCACACTAAAGCAGAGTGCCTGGACTTACCGCCTGTGCTTACGGTAACGCGTGACATCGAAATGACGCCACAACAAAAGAAATATTACAGGTTATTAAAAGATAATATGCTGGTGAATGCATCTGGTGAAACTATCACAGCTGTAAATGCTGCTGCAGGTGTTAATAAGTTACTGCAGATAAGTAGCGGTGGTGCTTATACAGACACACATGAAACGCTGCAGTTTGATTGTAAGCCGCGCCTTAACGTACTAATGGAAGTGATTGAAGAAACGAGCCGTAAGATTTTAATATTTGTTCCATATCGGCATAGCATAGCTTTCATTGAAGAGTTTTTAACTAAAGAAAAAATAAACTGTGCACTAATACACGGAGATGTTTCTGTAACTAAGCGTACTGATATATTTAAGCGGTTCCAAGAAGACGCAGATTTAAAAGTGCTGATTATTCAGCCACAGGCGGCATCGCATGGTGTTACTTTAACAGCTGCAGACACAGTTGTTTTTTGGGGCCCTGTTATGAGCTTGGAGACGTATATTCAATGTATAGCCCGCGCTGATAGATTTGGGCAAGATAGCGACAAAGTTACAGTAGTACACTTGCAGAGCAGTGACATTGAGCGCCGGATGTTCAGGCGTTTAGCAGATAGAGAAGTATTACATGAGGGCCTTGTGAAACTATATGAAGAAGAACTTCATGATTAGTAGTTGCGCATTAATTAAAAGAAGTGTATAAAGATAGACATAATACTTACAAGGAAAAACAAAATGGACTCGGTTAAAATAGATGCGCTGGTACAGGCATACAGAAATATACGTGCAGCAAAAGAAGAATTGACCAAAGGTTTTGAAGCAGAACTAGGAAATCTTGAATCAGAACAAGATGTTGTTTCAAGTGCACTAAAAGGGTATATGCTTGAAGCCGGTTTGAAATCCCTAAAAACGGAACAGGGCACGGTATCTTTGCTGCAAAAGACGCGGTACTTCACTAATGATTGGGAAGAGTTTGATAAGTTTGTATTAGAGCATAAGGCTACTTCGCTATTTGAACGCCGTATTGCTCAGACCAATCTAAAGACGTTTCTGGAAGACAACCCCGGAGTAATCCCACCCGGACTGAATTCAGAATCCAAGTATGAAATATCTGTACGTAAACCTACTTAAGGAAAGAACATGAGTGATTTAGAAAAAACGGAACAGGGCCCGGTATCTTTGCAAGAACAACTAAACATTTTAGAAAAAGAAAATGCTAACTTACTAAAAGTAGTTGAATCACAGCGGCAGGAAAAAGATTTTATTGTTAACGACACTGAGCGCTATTCCCGTGAAACAGCGCTAGATCAAGCTATTAAAGTTAATCTAGGCAACACCACACATAGTGCACCATCCGATTTTTTAAAAGGAACTAAGCAAGAACAACTAAACATTTTAGAAAAAGAAAATGCTAACTTACTAAAAGTAGTTGAATCACAGCGGCAGGAAAAAGATTTTATTGTTAACGACACTGAGCGCTATTCCCGTGAAACAGCGCTAGATCAAGCTATTAAAGTTAATCTAGGCAACACCACACATAGTGCACCATCCGTAGTAGTAGAAGATGCGCAAGTATTCTACGATTTTTTAAAAGGAACTAAATAATGAACACTAATGTAATTCAATTTAACCCCAAAGCCAATGTACCAGACTTTGTTAAGAATAGAACTGCACCATCTGAACTAGCCATTGCGCTAGGGGGTGGTGCTGGAAGTTTTGGGAAGCGTATTTCGATTAAGGGTGGTGTGTTTCGCTTAATCTCTAGCGGTAAAGAAGTGGCTGCTATTGATGAACGCTACTTGGATGTGGTGATTGTAGCCGCAGCACCGAAGATCAGCCGTGTATTTTATGAAGGTAAGTTTGATGAAGAGCACGTTGCTCCTCCAGTATGCTGGTCACAAGATGGCGATAAGCCTGATGCCTCATCCACAGCCGCACAAAGCAACGACTGCGCGAGCTGCCCTAAGAATATTGTAGGCTCTGGCACCGGGGATACCAAAGCATGCCGCTATCAAAAGCGCATGGCAGTAGTGCTTGCCAACGATATTGGTGGGGACGTACTTCAAATTGTGGCTCCTGCTAAATCAATCTTTGGTAAGGAAGATGGCGATAACCGCCCACTGCAAGCATATGCTTTATGGTTGGCTTCACACAATGTCGACCCTAATCAAGTCATCACACGCATGCGCTTTGATACGAAAGAAGCAAGCCCTAAGTTATTCTTCAAGGCCATGGACTATGTTTCTGATGAAGAGTATGCGCAAGTGCTTAAGGCTGGGGCAAGTGCTGATGCTATAGCTGCTGTGGCTATGACTGTTGCTCAACGTGATGGTGTGAAAGAAACGGCCACTACCGACGCTGAGTTTTCATCGCCTAAACCTAAAGCGCCAGAAGTTAAAGAAGTAGCACCTGCTAAAGAAGAGCCTAAAGCAGAAGCAGCTGAACCACCTGTTAAGCCACGCCGTGGTCGCCCTGCTAAAGAAACTGCAGAAGAAGGCCCGATTGAAGAACCTGTAGTACGCAGAGCAGCGGCTGAGGCACCTATAGTACCTTCTAAAGAAGACGCCCTGAAAGACGTTGTAGGTAAATGGAATAGGTAATAATCATACGGGGGCGTAACTGCCCCCGGTTTTCTTGGAGCTTATATGGCCTATTCAAAAAAAACTAAACTGCGTGTTAAATATGCTGGCCAGAATTTAGGGGCTAAGCTTGGACGCTGGGCGATACATTTAGATTTGTCAATCATGCGGATAGCTGAATTATTAGGGGCAACGCGACAAACAGTTTACAACTGGATGTTTGGTGGTACAGTTACTAACGCATACAGGGATCGAGTGAAAGAGCTTGTGGATATTATTATGAGTTCAGATTCCGCTGACGATGCGTACAATACCGCCAAAGAGCGGTTCTTCAACTAATTCAAAGGCTTTCCATGGAACCAATCGAATTTTTGGCGGCAGTACTGCCGTCTACTGGCATCTATTGCGCCGTTGAATTAGACAATAGAGTCTCGCCAGCAAAGCCAAGGCATGCGTATAAGAACAGTGTGCCGGATATGTTAGACGCTACTTATACGTGGAAGCACGATATTTATTTCGCCTTAGCTACTTTTAAAGCAAATGGCAACCGAAAGAAACCAAACGTCTTAGCACTACGCTCGTTATTTTTAGATTTAGACTGCGGCCAAGATAAGGCAGAGAATGGTAAGGGATACCTTAATAAGGCGGCTGCTGTTGCTGCACTGCACGAATTCTTAAAAGTTACCGGATTTGACTCACTAGGATCGCCGTGGCTGAACGATTCAGGCGGCGGGGTACATGCGTACTGGCCTTTAACTGCAGGCGTGCCTGTGGAGCTGTGGCAGCCTGCAGCCGATGCATTTAAAAAGCTCTGTATTGACCATGGGCTAATCATAGATGAAGCTGTCCCTGCTGACCCCGTGCGCATACTGCGCATACCGGGTACAACGAACTTCGGATTAAAGGGAGGTGTACAGTATCGGCCAGCTCATTCAGTAGATACCGTGGATGTGGGCAGTGTCTTTGATTTCAATAAAATCAAGGAGTTACTTAAACTAAGCGCACCCGCAGACATAGTGCCTGTAAGTACGCTAGGGCTAAAGGGTGTAAAACCTACCGCGCCTGGCACCCTAACAGGTGCAAAAATAGCACTAATGGACAACTCTGAAACGCGGTTTGAAGACATAATTAAAAGACCTGTAGCTACAGGGTGCGGTCAGATACAGTACTACTTGCTGCACGCTACAGAACAGAATATGGAGCCACTATGGCGTGCCAACCTTTCATGGGCTGACAAGTGCATTGATGGCGTAAAGTCCTGTGAAATACTAACCGACATGCACCCCTACGACAGGGGTTTAATGCATAAGAAGCTGAATGATATAAAAGAAAACGGCGGCCCTTATTCATGTTCCGCTACAGATAAACTACACGCGGGTATATGCCCCAGTTGCCCACACTGGGGGAAGATTACGAATCCTTTAGCACTGGGTCGCTCATTCACTACCTCGATAGAACCGAAGAAAATAGCCTTAGATACCTCTGCACTTACTATTAATTCAAATATAGATATTAAAACAGGGGTAGGTACAGTTATACGGTCTTCGCCACCAAGAGGGTTTTCATATGGGGATAAGGGTGGCGTGTTTCGTAATGTAGGAACAACAGATCTAAAAACTAAAATTACGACGTATGAAGAAGTGATGGTTCTACCCTACGATTTATTCGCCATAGACTTGCTTAACCAAAACGGCACACACTATGTTCACATGATCGCCATGCGCCCAGAAGGCAGCATAGAAATTACGATACCTCAGAGGCTACTGCTAAAAAAAGAAGAACTGCTAGGGTGGCTTGCTAACAATAATATAGTAGCACTGCATGCAGGTGTAGACCACCACCTTTACACTTTTGTCCGTGACTCCTGCCAAGAAATATCATCATCACGTGGAGCGCTCAAGATTCCAGACCATTGTGGTTGGCAAGAAGATAACTCTTTTGTAATTAACAGCAGGATATATACTACTAAGGGCATTACTAAGATGCCCATGCCAGACCTAGAAAATATAAACCGTGCATGCGTGCCTCTAGGTGAGTTGGCTAAATGGCGCAAGCTTATGGACTTCCTGCAAAAACGGCAGATGTACGACCTTATGTGCTTTGGCCTAGCGGGTTTTGGTGCGCCACTGTACAGATTCACTAAGATGACTGAATGCGTTACATTCCACTTCGGGTCTACCTATAGTGGCACGGGCAAGAGTCTAGCACTAAATATGGTGTCTTCTATCTGGGGGAACCCTGCAAAATTTCGTATCCCTCCTGATACATCAGATACAACTATGTTTGGACGTGCAGGGCGCTTGCATAGTCTGCCGTTCGTGGTTGATGAAGCTACTACTAAAATACGTCGTGACCCTGAGTGGTATCCTGAATTTGCATTTAAATTCTCAAGCAGTGGCTGGAAACTAAAGACTGACCCGGCAGCAGATAAAGAACGGCTTAATACTTCGTTCTGGAGTTCTATTGCAGTCATGTCTTCAAACACGCATCCTACTGAGTATATGACAGGTGCCCGAAAACATTCTTCTTTGGGCGAGTTACAACGTACTCTGGCTATAAATGTGTGGAAGGAGTTAGAAAATTTCTCAGAAGACGACACTAAAGCCATGCATGCTATACACGAAAACTACGGGGTGGCTGGTGAGATTTTTGCGCAGTTCATGGTTGATAATTTTGATTTATGTGAACGCACTGTTATGGAAGTTAAAAACGCTATTAAGCCCCACTTTAAGGATAACGAGCGTATGTGGCACAGCGCCGTGGCTGCGTGTATTGCTGGTGGAATACTAGCCGGTAAAGCAGGGATTGTGCAGCTTCCTATAGATAAACTACTAGAAAACTTTATTAAGATAGTGGAAGCTAACCGCGCTCTGGCTCTGACTAGTGTACGCACCGTAAACGATGTGGTAGTTGAATACCTGCGGGATAATGCCAAAGGGTTATTACTAGTACGTCCTGATGATGTTACCAAAATGAAGGTAGTAAGCATGTCAGGTTATGGGCGCACCCTAGCAGATTCGATACGCGGTGAGATAACAGGCCGAGTAGAAGTGGGGGTTAAATCAGAGGGCTGGGTAGATATGTTTGTGGAAGAGAACGTGATGAAGAAATGGTGCAGTGCTATGAGCTTTTCGTATCTAGACTTTAAATCCCGTGTATCAGAACTAGAGAATACCAAGGTTACGTTTGTTAAAAAGAACCTGCTGGCAGATACACACTTACCAGAGATGCGTGTTAATGTGATATGCATAAGCAAGCGCGAGAGCGATATGCACCTTGCAGAAATCATACCAGAAGAGGTACAAAATAATGTCGCTTGAAGATCATTTTGGCCTAGCGCCTATGAAAAAAGAAGGTCAACACATCGAGTACGATTATGACACAGACACCTTTTCAATTAAGAACCCTCATAAAACTTTAGTTAAAGGGTGCGGAGAAGGATTCTACAGGATGAGTGGTGGTTCTATAAATATAGAACCCGCTGTTTCGCCACATGTGTTTAATATTAGAATACAGAACATGACTCCTGATATGTTTGCATGCCCTATAATAATTATAGACGACATTGAATCCTTAAAGATTTATCATGAATGCATCGCACCTGAACATACCTTGGGATAAGGTGGAGAAGGGATGCGGTTTTTTCATACCGGCCGTAGACCCTATCACCATGAGAGAGCCTGTGCTTAAAAGCGCCGTACGCGCTAGAGTATGGGGGGTTGTTTTATATGGTGTTAAAAATGGGTGTATGGGGCTGCTATTTATTCGCACCAAGTGAGCTTATTGACTGCACAATTCCTGCTTTCTGTCTGTTGTAATTGTCTATCAGCACGCGTTTCTTTTCAGGCGTAATATTAGGATTGTCGGTAATCAAGCGCTCTACTTTATTCATCTCACCGGCTGCTTTACTCACGGCTGCAGCTCCCGCGCCTTCGCCCAGCCATTCTGGGTACGCTTTCAACAGCGCATCGCCTTTAGCTGTTTGCCCTGATTCATAGTAGTGCGTTAGCGTATTCTTCATTGTGGATGCTTGCGCCGTACCGTCTAGGAAATCCCCTATTATGCCATTGCCAGACACATCTTGCCGTAGACCACCTAAGAACGGTACTTGATGTGGCAGCATAGTAGGCCGTGGTACGCCCATACCCACATGGTTAAATAGGGATACAAACGCGCTCCCCATGCCCCCAAGGTATTCTTTAGCGATGTAGTCTAGTTGTACAGGAGATAGCCCTTCTGTAAAGCCTAAGTGCTGTTTAATCCACGGATTGCCCGTGTACTGCCCCGCTGCTTTGGCAAGCTCGCTTGTATCTGGCAAAGAACGTGCAGGCTTTAATAAGTGCTGCAAGCGTGTGTTTTCTATTTCTTGCGAGCTCAAGGCGTTGGTGTGATTAAACCCTAAGCTTACTAATGGTGCTATGGCTTCTGGTAAGCCGCCTGGCATGCTCTCTAATACTAAGTCACCTAGAGCCCTAGTCGCTGTCCCTACTTTGGTATCTCCATGCATAATCGCTACCATGGCTTCTGGTATTGATTTAACCAATATGCCAGGTTCAAATGGCAGCGGTAGTTTGTACGGCTCTACGCCAGGAGTTTCGCTCAGTAATAACCAGTTCTTTAGTCTGTCTTCTTCTGAAATAATTTTATAGTTTGGGTTGTTGCGCACAGCCAAGGCGTACCCCACACTGGCTGCAGATATGAAAGCAGCACGCCGAAACAACTTGCCCTGTACATTCAGACGCTTATTAAAGGGCATCTGACCTCTAGCTGATCTGTAGAACACATCCAGACCTTGCATTAAAGCATTCATAAAAGGTATTGTCTGTATGTATGAGTTCATGAACCCACTACCACCGCGCCGGGAGAAGTTCATGGATTCCAGCGATGCGTAAAAAGACTCAACTGGAGACAAACCTTGTTTTATAAAATCGTTATACAGCGTTGCACGCGTGCCCATATCAGCACGCACCACATTCTTTTCAAAGAAACCTAGTGTTTTACCCATCACAGAGAAAGCCCCTCTGTCGCCCATTGAATACCGCATTACTGCAGCAGCATCAGGATCGCCGTAGTGCAGTGCGCCACCACCGCCTACACCAGCTTTGCGTAGAAGTGAAGATGTAGGGTCTTTACCACCTATGTCCTTAAACACGTGCTTGAGAGCGCCTATGAAAGGTATCGCGTTAGATCCTGTAGTCAGCCATGAGAACGGTGAGTGCCTAAACAAAACACGAGGGGCGAACAGCGGGTTCATTTCTGTTAAGAACCGTGTAGCTTTCGCAGGGGCTCGCATCATCTTTATAAACATGGAGTTCATTTGGGGTGTGCCTTCCAACCCCTTAATCAGCATCTCTACAGGTATGTCGCTAAAATCTGAGTGTGCTGTAGAATTAAGCCTCATGGCCTCTGGCACCCCATTAACTCTAAAATGGAGAACATCTCTGCCAGCAGCACCTGCGCCTACTTTTTCCCCAATACCTAAATCACGCATGCTCTGCGCCGTCTGGGATGTTGCCAGGTTGTGCAGCATTGACGTAACCAACATGTGCGTATTGCGCATAGCATCTTCAGCAAAGCCGCCAATAGGGCGATTACCCCCAACTAACTCTTGGAGCCACGGCTGATTCTTTAAGTCCCCTATGGTTCGCACACCTTCGCCTTCAACAAACAGTTCTAGGTTGCCATCTTTCATGCGGTAGTATGGTACGTAATCTTTACGGCTAAGCCAATTATCAGCTTCTTCAGGTGTTAGCACACCTGCATCGCGTAAACCGTTTACTAGATTTTTATTGTACTTATCATAGAGATCTCTGGCTTCTTGCATATGGGGGTTAGCATCCCACTTCGCCACAAACTCTGCGCGCCTAGCAGGGTCTACATCAGCACCTAACTTACCTTTCCACTCAGGGTTAGCATCTTCACGTTTGAAGGCCATATACGTCTTCATCAGGCCATCTAGCTGCATGGATGTGTAGCCCTTTATTTTTTTCAATGCTTTACCAATATCAGGTAGCCCAACATGCCCAGCGCCTTTTTCTATAGTAGGCCAGTACTGACCATACCCGCGCCCAGAATCAAACAGCTTGTTAAGCAGCTGACCACCATGGGACATTACCTCAGTAACGAAGGCCATTGAGTTGTGGAAAGTGCGGGTACTAGCCAGCATCTGGAACGCTGCTTGGTATCTTTTATCCTGTGGATTATCCCCCACACGCTCTAGTATTTTTGCTTGCGCAGCAGCTTTATCCAGTGTTTTATAGCGTAGCCCTAGCCCAGCACGAAACATGGTAAGACCAAACGCAGGCCTTTCACCATCTTTACCTGTAACTGCATTAACTAAATCAGAGTCTGCGTGCTTCTTAGAAAACAAAGGTTCTGCAGTACGCCCTTCATCATGCACACCCGCACCCATCTCCACCTTGGCAGCACCATGCGCCATGTCAACCAAGTCTTGCAAAGACATTTCTTTCTTAGGCAGTTCACCAAACCACTTTTCAAATGCTTTAGCAGCCCACTGCTTGATGCGCTGCAACATAGACCCTAGAGGCCCATCTGTAGGCTTAATGCCTGCTTTAACAGCTTCTTCGATCGTGTAGGCTATGGCTTCATCGTGTGCTTGATTGCCGGCTGTGCCTGCATCTTTAACTCGCTCCATAGCAGCTTTAGCTACAGTGCTTTCAACAGACCCATCATCTTTCTTTGCCCAATCCAGAATCTTGTTGGCAATCCCTTTGTACGCTTCTGGTGGCAGCATATTCTTCATGCCTATGTGTGCGCCTACCTCATGCAGGAACACACCCTGTGCTTCGCCTTTACCAATATTTTCCCCAAACAAATGCGCTTGACCTTTGTGCACCATACCCTTGGTAGTGTCATCAATCTTGCCTTCATATTCAGGATGCGATTTTATGAAGTCAGCAACGGTTTCATGCACTAGCACTTTGTGCCCTTCAGCACCCACAGCCCCATAGCCTTTCAATTCATCTACGACACCTTGGCGGCCAATACCTTCTTCAGACTTAGCACCTTTAGATTCTAAAGGCAGTCCTGTTTCAACATTAAAATCGTGGTCTATATCGTACCCTGCAGCTTCAAGCATTCCTTCGTGGTCAGGGTTAACATCCCGTAAAGGACGATCTTCTAAAGCTTTTTTAATATCAAACACGCCCCGTAGATTAGTACGTGCAGTTCTTTCAGGGTTATTACCACGCCGTTTAAGTACGCCTTTTGTATCAAGTATTTCTTTGTATTCAGCTAGTTCTCTTTTTTCTTCTACAGATAGGTTAGCGCCTTTTTTCTCCAATTCATTAACACGGTCAATAATTTGAGCTTCCGAAAGTCTAGTAGCTTCTTTACCTAAAGCGTCAAGTTTAGCTTGAGCCCCATCAGCCTCTTCCCGCAGAATAGAAGCAATAGCATCATTCCCTTTTTTCTCTGCAATATCAGCCTTCTCATTAAGTGTTTTAATCTTAGTCTTTAATTTAGCATCCTCTGTTTCTGCAGCTTTAATTATTGTAGTAGCTGCAGTTAAGCGCTTAGTAAGTCTTTTCACAGCATCTTCATGGCGTTTTATTTCAGCGCTAACAGCTTGATGTTCGGCAGTTCCTTCCTTACTCCCTTCTTTAACCAATCTTTCTCTGGCTTCTTTTACTGCACCTTGAGCTTCTTTTATTTGGGCAGGTAGTTGGTTGGCAGCATCTTTAGCCACAGACACTCTTGATGCTTTTTTAATACCGGCCATTTGTGTAGCAGCTTCAGTGCTTTCCGCACGCATTTCTGCTGCAGTTTTTTCTTGGGCTCCTATAGGGTATTTAGTAGCCTGCATAACTTCTCGGCGTGTTCTGTCTTTAAATAACTCTAGTTGTTTTTTAAGGCTTTCTTTTTGTGAATCTGCGATGTCTGGATTTGCAATAGCTTTGTTAAGCCGTGAAATTTCTGCTTTTTCTTCAGCAGTACGTGCATGTAGAACAGTACGCTCCGTAGTAGTTTCTCGCACATTGCCCTGTGCATCTTTTGTGCGCTTAGTTTCTGTGCGAGTAAAAGGTTCGTTTTTATGTACAAACGCATTTACTACAGCGCCTTGGCCTTCTAAATGGGAAGGTAGCCCTGCGGCGCTAAACTGCTCCAGATTATGCTGCTCTTGCTTGCGCATTTCATCCCGGGTACTTGTATCAAGCCTTTCGTGAGCCTGCGAAGGCTCTGTATACGCAGCGTGCGCAGCTGCTATTTCTTCTCCTATCGGTGCCCAAGGAGTTCCTTTTTGTGCTGCTACTTCTTCTTGCGTGCGTGGGGCAGTAGCATTATCATTCTTATGTAGCTCATAGTGCAGCGCATCCAAGGTAGGCGCAGTTACTTTATTGTCACGTATACTCAGCGCAGTATTAATGCGCCCTATTTCTGGCTTAGACCTAGCTTCAATCGCATCCAGAGCATCTTTTACTTTGGCACTATAAGCTGCGGCTTCCGTTTTGGTTAAGGGTTCATTGCCATTACGCAGGCGTGTGTAGGTTGATTCACGCAGAGCGGCATCACGGTAGGCTTCTTTACTTTTCTCTACAGTATCAGCAAGACTACGGCGCTGGGCTCTCCTAGCTAAAACATCTTCTTTAATTCCGGTCTTTTCTTCTGCTGTAAGTACAGACCCCTTATCCCCACGCGCTTTTGCAAAAGCTTCTTGCAGCGCTGTTCTAGTTGTTGGACCTTTTTTCGTGTACAGCTGTGGCGCAGCTGTATCTGGTGAACCATGCAGGCCATACAGACCAGTGTAAAGGTTATTCAACGCTGTGCGCTTGTCTGCAACTGCCTGCGCAATACGGGGCTCAATCTGCTGCTCTTGCGCGCCAGGTATAATATCGCGCCCCGTGTCCCGCACAGTTAAATTATTAAGGTACTTAACTTCATCACTTATCTTACCCAGCGCCATATCACGTACTGCAGCACCTTTACCAGTGAAGCCAGTCACATCTATGCCAAGGTTCTTAGCCACTTTACGCATTTCAGGCAAGCCTACGGCATTTTTAACAGTATCTTTTACTTCAGAATCTCCCGATGCTAGATCTGCACCGCGTACGAGCAAGTCTCTAGCAGCTACAGCAGCATCACTATCAGGGTCAACATGCGTTTTAGCAGAGCCTTCAGGGGTAACTACATCTGAGGGTGTGTTTAAGTTAGCGGCATCCAGTGGAGCACGCGGTACTACTGCAGGCGTTTGCTCTGTTCCCTGTTCCTGACCAATGGTTGTGGAGGGTGCGCTAGTTTCAGTAGTATCAGCATTACTAGTTTGCGCTTGACTATCAGCGTTTGCCGCAGTCTGTTTAGCTTTAAGGGCTTCAATAATGTCATTTGGTGTCGTCCCCTTAGTGACTTTAATGCCGTTATTCTTGGTGATCTTTCTTAAGTTGTTAGTCATCATCGCTGGTACACCGCCATCTTCTACCGACTGCAGTAGAGATTCTGCTTCTGGCGTAATAATACCTGTGATGTTTGGTGGATTAGTAACTTTCTGGTTAAGTTCGTCTTTAAGAGTTTGCGCTTCAGTAGTTATAGGTGGCACTACATCTGCGCCAGGTTCAGCGTGCGCTTCTTTCAGTTTTTGTTGTAGCGCAGCAAGTTGCGTAGATAGGCTGGCTATACCCGCAGTATCTTCTTTTTTAATGGCTGCTTTAATTTTCGTGTTAAGTGCTGCTATCTGCGCAGTAAGAACGTCCTGGTTACTCTGCACTACACCACTTGCTGGTTTGGGTATATCTACAGTAGTGCCTTCTGGAGTGCCTGTCAGGGTACGGTATGTTTGCTCAGCCTTCGCTTTCGCAGCAGTATGCTCTTGTATGGCAGTTGTGGCTGCAGCTTGCCTAGCTTGAAAATCTTCAGGCGTTTCCCCTTCTTGCATCGGGGTAGTAAGTCCTTGGGCAGCATCCAGTATGTTAGCGTGCGCTTGGTGATAGTCTGCAGATGCGCCAGCTAAATCAGTTTGGTAGTTAGGTGCTGATTCACGTAATTTTTTAGCATCAGCTACTTTGGCTGCATCAGCTTTATCTGCAGCAGTGTTTATATAATCTTCTTGCTTACCACGCTGGCCAATCGTGCTGAGGCCACCAAATATAAGAGCCGGTGCAATGCCCGTAGCTAGACCGTTAGTGTATTGGCTAAGCGCTTCAGGACTTGTAGTATCTTGCCCAGCCTGCCAGCGCTGCAGAGCTTCAGACCCCGCACCCATGGTTTCAAGGCCGACATAATTACTAGCGGCGTTCTTCATGTAGTTCTTGTAGGTGGTAGAGAGTTGACCCAACGCAGCCTCTCTAGATAAATCACCCTTGGCTATATCAGCGCTCATAGCTGCAATATCTTTTCCCAGCATGCCCTGCATGAGCTTTGGAAACACACCGAATGTAGGAATGCCAAAACCCAATAATGCTGATTGGCCTAAGTCAGCAGCAACAGCTTTTAACTTATCTGGAGGAACATCTGGATTTACATGCTGTTGGTAGTCCAGGTTTTCGCTTAACCCTGCAGGCATATTAGCGGCTGCCGTACCAAAAGCTCTAACTGCTGCACGTGTTCCTAGAGCACCTAGCGCTGCAATGCCTTCTTCAGGTGCGGCTAACGCTGCCAAAGCTCCTACTGCCAACTGGGGGCCTACTCCACCAACCAAACTACCAATAGGTTCAGTGCCATACTTACGAAAGCCAGCACCTAAGCCACTACCAAGACCAGTATTAAATCCTGCAGCCACATCTTCATCTGAAGTTGGGATATAATCTTTACCAGCTTCTGCACTGGTTTTTGTGCCGAGGTCTTCTAGGGGTTTGTAGCCAAGCCAAGATCCTGCTGTTTTTTCAGTACCACCTAAAACCCCACTTGCTGCAGCACCCATGGCAGGAAAAAACCCTTGCTTACTTGATTTTTCATCGGGGGTAAGCATTTCATTGGGGAATTGCTGTTGTGCGAGTGCAGCCGCTTGCGCGGCATCCATGCCTGCCGGTATTTCAAGATACTGCCCGCTAGGGAGTTGCAGATAGGCCATACAAACCCTTACTGAGGTTTAAGTTGCATTGGAGTAGCCCCTGGCGGCAAAGCACCTAGCGCATTAAAACCCGCAGGTAAAGGAGCTGCTTGACTCTCTGGCATAGATTGCCCAGTAATTGTTTGATACGCTTGAGCCACGTAATTATCATGCATAACTTTTTGCTGTGCTGGTTGTAGTGAGTAGTACTGTGTCGGATTTTTTGCAACCAAATCCTGGAACATTTTCTCCCCTTGAGATAGTGCCGCAGTATGCTGCGCTGTACTAAGCTTTTGCTGATTAATTCCCAGGGTCTTATCTCTGTACGCCATCATGCCTTGATTCTGCAGAGCGCCAAGACCCATAGCACCCATTTCTTTATCGCGCATGTATTGTTCTTGCGAAACTTGGCCAGCAACTTCTCCAGCAGCACCAGCCCCGCGTGCAAGACCGCTAAGCAAGCCCCCAGGTTGTCCTGGCTGTGATATGGCCGCAGCTGCTTTTAATGCCGCAATACCTTTACCTTGCTCCATAGCCTGCGCACGTGAATTTGCCTGGTCGCCTAGCCATTGGCGTATGTATTGGTCGTAGTATGCAGCTGCACCTGGTTGTTTTGCTTCAGTATTTTGTGGCGTAGTAGGAGCATTGGGGTCTACTACGGGCGGTTGAGGCTCCGCTGCAGCAGGCACAGTTGCTTGTGTTGAGGCAGGCGCTACGTTAGCGGGAGCTTGAGGAGATGATAGTGTTATAGGATTGTTTTGAGCTGCAAAATGCCCTTGTACTGCAGCTAGTTGTGCAGGTAACTCTGGGCGAGTTGTATTCATGCTCGCACCATCTATGGAAGCCATATTCCCAGTAACTTGGCGCAGGTAGTTACTATCTGCTGCTTTTTTAAATAAATTAGAAATGCCTGTACCAAAGGAGTAAGGATTCTCATTAGTGTACTGGGACAAATCATCTGTAGCTGGTGTGGGAGCATTGGGTGTAGTTTGTGCTGGTGGTGTAGAACCTAAACCCTGTGTTTGTGGATTTTCTGCCGCCTGCGCTTCTGGAGCCAGCATAGATAAAGCCCGATCGCCAACTGTTCGTGCATACTGAAGTGTGTTTGGAGCGTTGGGATTTTTAAGATCTGAATAAGCCATTCCATTTTGCGTTGCTGTTATAGCTTTAGGGCCGCCATAGTACCCTGCGGCAGTAGCGTACACATCGCCACCAGATTGTTTATGAAGGTCTGTTATGTATCGGATTCCAACACGCGCATTATCTATGGGGTTAGTTATATTCCAATTCTTATCTGCATACTGCCCAAAAGTAGCAGGCTCAATTTGCATGCCACCTACAGCACCGTGATTAGATGGGCGTGTATTAGCGCCACTAGTGCTTTCTTGGGAATATACGCTTTTAGCAAGAGCGGCTACCGTAGGGTTTGGTTTTTCTAACTGCATAGCTGCTGCTAAAGGATCTATGGTAGTGCTATCTCCATACGTAGTGTTTCCACCAGCATCAAAATGTGCAATGCCTCCATCAGCATACCCTAGTATCCCACCTTCAGCCCAACCAACAGAACCGCCCCTAGCATGCTGGGCAATACCCGAATCTTCAGGCTGTTGTGGGGGTTCTGCTGCTTGCTGAGGCTGCTGCATTTGCGTTTGTGGCTGTTGTGGGGGCATAGCACCCAGCATGCGTTGCTTAACAGTGGGTTGCTGTGGTTGAGGTTTACCCTGTGCTGCAGTGCGCAATTTATTCTGCGCCATCAATGCAGACATGGCTACATCTTGTGGGAAGGCATTAGACTTACCTTGCATCACCGCCTGTAAAATAGAAGGGTCAGTGTGCATGGCCTGCTCCCAGAAATTACCTAGGCCTTGATCACCAGTTCTCTCAAGAGTATCCATAACTAACTTCTCCTCGCCATGGCTTTCTGTAGCCCAAGTTTAGCCAGCCCTTCGCCCATATTCTTTTTACCTACTGAAGTACGTTTAACTTTACCACCCTTCTTACCGAACGCCTGTGTAATACCATAAGCGCCTAAACCTGCGCTAGCTACCTGACTCGCAGCAGTTGCCGGTGCTTGGTATACTTGAGAAGTTGCGCCACCAGTAGGCACCCCAGATACTATATTAGACATGAAGCCAAGCTGATTATATGGTGCATTAAGTTGGTTCTGGTATGTGGAATAATCTGTAGATGCTATGTTCTGGTTAAGTGCCTGTTGCTGCGTGCCGGCTGTAAGTTGTGCCTGTGTAATACCGGCATTCTGCGTGTACTGATCCTGCCCTAAAGTGCCCAGCGTGTTAGCGCCGGACAAGGCTGTATTCTGCCCTTGAATACCTGTAGCAGCGCCTTGTAAGGCTGTGTTAACGCCCGCTAGACCTGTATTAGCTCCAGCGATGCCTGCTTGAGCACCAGCAATACCAGTGTTAGCACCGGCAATACCCGCTTGAGCCCCTGTAATACCTTGAGCAGTACCCTGCATGCCAAGACCAGCAGCCGTATTCATCTGGTTCTGGGCGTTACTAAAGGCTGTGTTATATCCTGAAGATACCAGTTGGTTCATTGCAAGATCTTGATTCTGTTGATTTAATCCAGACATCAAAGCTTCACGACTACCACCAAAAGCGCCCGCACCCGTAGCTTGCCCTTGCTCCTGTTGCCCTTGAATACCATACTGTTGATTGAGCAACTGCTCTTGGGGGGCTAAAGACTGCTGCAAATATGGATTCATGTAGGAACCAACAGACCCAGGGCCTGTAGAAGAGTTTTGCGACTGTGCAGCCACACTCTGCCCTATATTTTGTCCGGTAAGCCCCGATTGCTGCCCTTGTGCTCCATACCCAGCGCCTTGGACACCCATATTCACACCCATACCGCCAGCCTGCGCACCTTGGGCACCATAACCTAGGCCTCCTACTGTGCCTATTTGGGCTGCTGCATTACCCATATTGGAAGCGGTAGTAGAGGCGTTATTAGCTATGTTAGAGCCTTGGTTAATCTGCCCAGCCTGCTGCATATTTGCGATGTTACCGTAGGCTTGATTTTGAAGCGCTGTAGAGCCTGCTACCTGGCCATTAGCATAGGTCTGTGAGTTCTGCCCAGAAGCCCCTACATTAGAAGGGCCATTATATGGGTTTGGAGTCGTGCCAGTAAGTGCTGATGCCTTACCCAGCATTGACTGGACATAGGGAGTCCCATACTGTGAAATTAGGGTTTGACTGTTCGTTTGTGCTTGGGGTTGTGAGGGGCCGCTCATGGTTTCACCTTTGTATACACGCGCTCAATGGCACTATAGCCTAAGCGCTCGAATAAAACTCCAACATCCAATTTAAGTTTAGTTGGCATGTAGATTCTCTGCACGCCGCGCTGCCACAACGTATTCTCAGCATACTTAAACAAATTCAAACCCACACGCCCTCTACGATATTCTGGATGAATAAAGAACAAATCTGTGTAAGCCGTTAAACTGTCCTTATAGTGCAGATGTGGTCTTATAAAGCTTAAGTGGTATCCGATTAAAATACCCTCTTTTCTACAAGTTACGATATGCAGGTTGTGTCTTTCTTCAGCTTCTTCATAAGAGTCCATATCTGGATTAAGCTTAATAACATCCTTATTAGCAGCTATTTCTTCAAAATGCATCTCTGTCAGTCTTTGGGCATCTGCGTAACTTGTGTGAAGATTCTCTATTGCGTATGTACAGCCTCCAATAATCATACCCGCGTAATATTCATGCAGCTTTTTAGCTTGCGGGGTTTCTATGCCTACACACCTAGCATCTCTTTGAAAACTGCCCAGCACCTCAAACGCTTCAGTAGCAGCTTCTGGCACATCTTTAGGTGTGTACATTACGTCTACGCATAACCGAGCACCACCAGGATATTCTTTTTGCGTAGTTACAAAAAAACCTACGAGCCTGGTTGTATTTGGCTCAAAAATACCCCATAAAACAGAGTGCCCTGTGAACACACGCTCAAACACTTCATCTATAGCGCTGCCCCTAAGAGGCGTAAAATGAATCAAAATGCTCAAATCCGCTATTATTTGGTGTACATATCCTTTTGGGATTGTAGATATTTGGAACTTGTTCATGCCGGCAAGTGCTTATCTGCTTCTGAGTCTTCTGCAAATTTACCCTTACCTATTGATTTCTTACGCGCATTTTGAACCCGATCCATCATTGAATAGAGCCTTTTAGCACCTGCTTCTGTAGACCCATTACCTATTTCAGACACGATTCTTGCGGGCACTACAAACTCACCAGAAGCTAGCCGCGCAGGTTGTTTACCATTAATAGAGGCTGGAATATCATCGGAAACCCCGTCACCTGGCCCGCTAAGTAAGTGGCCGCCATCGGAATAGTCACCTAACGCACCACCACCGGCTATCTTAGTAGTAGGAATCATTTCACGGCGCAGTGTGCGCAATGGGTCTTGCCTAAGTTGGTTTATACCCCCTAGACCTCCATGAGCATACCCTTGAGGAGCTCCCATAGCCCAAGCTGCGTTTTGATTAGACTGCATGGTAGAGCCCATAAGGGCGTTGTAGTACTGCTGAGTCTGAGGGTCTACTGCATTTGCAGGAACAGCGCCCCCGCTATCAAGCCCCATAATACCGCCACTAGCCGCAGTTACTGCAGGCACGCCAACAGCGCCTGCTCCAGGTGTAGAGTTGTTGCCTATAAAAGAACCAGGGCCACTTAATGCGCCCGTATAGTTGTAAGGCGTGCCGGCTGTATATCCTTGATTTATAAAGTATGGTTGTCCTGGCTGACCAAATTTAGGGTTAGGAGTTTGGTTAAATGAGTATGGGCGGATAGTTGCTGGGCCTACACCAGGCATTGAAGATGAACTAGCCATACTAGATAATCCTGGCGCTGCTGCTGCGAGGCCGTACTTCCAGTTATTCTTAGCAAAATCCATCGCGTTGCTACCACTATTTGTAATACTGTTAAATCCTGCTTTTAGTGTGTCTAGATTAGATGATCCTGCTTGTGTAGTAGCACTATTTACGGCGTTTGTGCCTGCAATAGTAGAAGGTGTTGTACCAGGAGTTACTGTAGCCCCGCTTGGAGATCCTGCCATTCCAGAAGTACCCGCAGCACCTGATCCAGCGCCGGCCATATTACTTGTTCCACCCAATGTAGGATCTACACCAGCACCTAAACTTGAAGCACTCCCAGGAGACATCCCCATTGAATCTGTTACTGCACTACCCCAACCACTAACACCAGCATCAGGTGCAGTACTAGCTAAATCAGCAGCAGAGCCTGCACCCATTACACCCCCTGCTAGACCCGCGCCGCCATAAGCTCCTACACCAGCCATAAGCCCTTGTTTCAAACTACCAGTCATGGCGTAATCAGCGGCTCCAGTACCACCAGCAACGAGTGCCATCTCCATAGGTGTTAAAGCGCCCCCGGACATAACATCAGCAGCAGCACCAATAGCCATAGGCAAAAAACTGGATAAAAAGCCAGCTTCTGGAAGACCTGTTTGGGGGTTAATAGTGAGGGAACCGCCATGTTTTTGGGCTAGTGCTTGCAACCCTTGGAGTTCTTGGGGCTCCATATGCACCAGCATACGATCGTTACCGCGCCCTTGGGCAGCGATTTGGTGGGCTAGTTCAGGAAGTCCCATGGTGTAGTTCCTTGAAAGTTAAGCATACTGTACCATCTAGCTACATTCTGCGCCACTAATAATAACTGTAATTGTAGTGCCCGCAGAGGCTAAAACATACACCTGATCCCCTTGATTCATAATAGCTACGCCATTCCACTGATAAGGGGTGTATGCAGGTACAGGCATTTGATAAAGCAACGCATTTCCTAACCCCACAACACCGCCATATGGCATTAAAAAAATATCAAAAGTAGCTGGGGATGCTGTAGTGTTAGAGGCGTTGATACTTTTAATGATAGTTCTTGTTTGGGCTGGAACTGTATATACAGAAACGGCTGCGGATAATGCCCCCGTAGGCAGCACGGAAATGGCAAGTCGCACTGGCACTACTGATTGGTAATTAGACATTAAAGGCCCAGCCAAGCAGTAACATTTGTAGACTGTATGGCAGGTACTACTTGGCTTGTGAAGTTGTCTACGGTTACGAAATACAATCGAAGAGCGTTAGAAAACTGATGCTCAAATTGCTGCGAATAAACAGCAGGCGCAACTGGCAAGTTAGGTGCTACTGTGTTTATAACATTTGTAGAGGCCATTTCTATCTCCTGCCATCAGGTTTAATATCCATTCTAGGTACCCCTAGTTGCCACGCAACCCCCACTTGTCCGCTAGATTCAATCCTAAACATCATCTGACGCCCACGTAAACGTGTGTATACCTGCCCTGTATACCGTTCTACAGTATATTCTCTAGATGGTGGGCTATATGTATTTGCACTAGTGACTGTTGTTATATCTGCAGGTGAATACCCAGAACCAGAATTTTGAGCTGGCTGTATTACCATGGTTACAGACGGTGCATTTACTGTAGACCCGTTAAAGTTTATATCTGGAAGAATCCGCCATACAAAACTAAAGTGGTCCCCGCTACCTATATCAAAAGCTGAAGATTGTACGTAGGCATCTATTGGCGCAGGTGTTAACCCTGATACATCATCTACACCGTTTTCATGATATAGCAACATATTGTTGTAGTTAGCAGCTAGCGGGTATGGCTGTATGCCAGTATCGAACCATGCAGTTCTAGCCATGGACCCGTAAGACCATACGTGGTCAAGATAGTTGTAGATAACATACTTATCTATTGTAGTGCCTAGCGAACTGTTACTTACATAGAACCACCAGACCTCATTATACCCTTCATTAGTACCAGCAAATACCTGATACGCTTGGTCTTGGTTTATATCGTCAAACACATACTGGCGTAGTGAGCAAGGGAGCGTTTGTACAACTCCGTTGTACATATAAAATTTATCTCTACCCATCCAGTAGGTCGTGTTATTTACAGTAATCATGCAGTTAGGGGATATGCATGTAATATTATCCATAAGCACATTAAAACTAAAAATATATGGGTACCCTATGTACTGCATAGTGTATAAGCACGAGTCTGTCCAAATCAAGTTTTCTTGGCGAGTGACCACACCACCCATAATCATAGAACCGTTAGTAAGTGCAAATTCACCAGAAGCATTTGTAGCTGTTGGAACCCAATTAAATTGATCCGCTTGGTCTGACCACCGTACAAGCATGGGGTTAAATGGTGTTTCAGAATTAGAGGGATTGTATGAATTAGCCCCTAAAGCAATAATAAATTGTTGTATGGAAGAGGCTAATACTTGGAGAGTGGCATTAGGTACAAACTGAGAGTATGTTAATGATGTACCTGGTGCGTTGTAAGGATAGGCTTGAGCCGCCCAATAAGTTAATGGTTGCGCTCTACTACCCGCACCAGACGCATCTGTCCAGTACGATATAATGCCCCCTCTAGGAGCTATCACTAAATCAGCGCCGTAACTATCATTAGTCCACAGTCTTAACTGCAAGTCTATAGTAGTACTAAAACTAGTGCCCGTAGAAGCGGACATACCCCATTCTTCAGATAGAGGAGATACTTGATACATAACTACTACTGTTCCACCCCCTGCAGTTGAAGATGTTGCATGAACTGATCCTGTGTTGCCGTTAGTTAAAATAGTGTATGTATTAGCATCTGTTACAGCGATCTCAAAGGTTGTGTTAAGTAGTGCTACAGGTATACCCCCTACAGCAGTAGCATTTGAAAAAGAAACCCATGGTACAGAAGCTGTGCCAGTTCCGCTACCTGCCCCTGTAGCATTAAATAAAAGCCCTACTGTATTAGAACTAGCGCCAATTAAAGTAAAATCTGTAGTGCCTACAGTCGTTATTCTGTACTCACCGCCTATAACAAAAGCCCCAGCAGTTGTAGTAAATCCGTGCGCTGTTTGTGCAACAGAAATAGTGCCACTACCAGAAGTTGTCGTAAAAGGGTTGGTAAGGATAGTAGTGAGTGAACCACCACCCCATACTCCAGCTCCCCACCCAAAAGCTTGAGTGTAAATAGCAGCCCCCACAGGGTTTTCATACCCTATAGATACAGTGCCCCCACCTGCAGCAGTACCTGAAGCTATAACCGTAGAAGATACTGTATACGTAGTAGGGGATTTAACTTGGGTAACAATATATTCATTTGTTCCTGCCCCTAATGAATTAATAATCCCCGCAGTTGCAAAGTTAATGCCGCCCACAGTAGCAGAAGCATTGATAATTATGTAATCTCCGATATTTGGGGAGTATGTTGAGTCTGTTATAGCTACTACAGGGTCCCCTGTAGTAGTAGCTAAGGGGTTAGCCCCTAGAGTGTTTGGAGGAGGAAGAGCTGTTCCTGAAGTATTGATAACGGGTGTTATGTCATAATAAGTGCCCCCTTCTAGTATGTAGTATTTTAAGTTAGTTCCTAAACCTATATAAGAACCTAAACCATTTTCATCAGCCCAACTCAATAAACAACGGCAAACACCTGCATAAGTTTCATTAGAAACACGTGTCCATCCGCCTATTTTTTCAGGAAATCCAGAACGAAACCGCACATTATCGCCGTCAAACCAACCCCCTTCATTAGAGTAGTCAGTACCCTCACGGTTTAAGCCAGCACGAAACTGCAATTTTTGTAGTGGCATGTCTTTATCCCATCATTTCAAGGGCGTTAGTTTAATTTTAATGGTTGCAGGAACATCAACACGCACTCTTGGCCTCTGACGCCAGCAACCGCGCCAGTAGGCCCAACAACACTTTAATCGTGCAAACATATCTATAACTTCGCTCTAAACTGCGCTATCAAGGCTTTAATTTCAATGGCGACATCTGATTCAAAGCCCTCAAGTTTTGCTTCAATCTGGTTAAGCCATGATTCAGTAGGTACAGGTGCGGCTACAGGCGGTTGAGGTTCTGTTGCAGCTGGTATAGTTGTGTCAGTCATGGAAGCCTCCTTAAGAAAGAGATACAGTTACAGAGGATGGGACATCTACTGCAACATCTGAGGCAACGGTCACAGTGCTAGCTGCAGCAGCACCAAGAACATTATCAGAAGCATCCACAGCCTGCGCTGTTATATTATAACTACCTGCGGGTACTGCGAGGAATGTAGTCGTGTAGGGACCAGGTTGGGCTACTATAACTGGTGCAATAGCTGGTTGAGTGGCGTCGGTATTAGCTAAAGTGATTTTCACGCCAGCGGGCACGGTTCCTACTGGGAACAGTTGGGAAGAAGTAGTTACGGCTACAATGACATTTTGTGACATTTGAATCTCCTAAATTGTTGCGCTATTCAGGCCAGCGCGTTGCCTTATTTCAAACATTCCTCGGTAATCCATTTTTGCAGGCCTATCACTTGGAGGGTGCTGACGGTGCAATCGGCGGGGAGGTTGGCAACCCGTTCAGCAACCACAGGGTCGGGGGTTGGGCCATCAGTTCCGGTAGGGGTTTCGGCTTGGGTGGTAGTGGCGTTTCCACTGCTACTAGACTGTGGCACGCGCACCCGGCAAGTAATGCCGTTATTGCCGCGATGCTTAACAGCCGCAAGTTGTTTAGTGTAGTCATCTTTAATCTCCTTGTTGTCTGCTTCATAACGGGCTTTATCTGCTGTGTTTTCTGCTTCATGCTTTTTGATCAGTGCGGTGGACTGATCTTTGAGCGATTGTATCTCTGTCTGATCAACCTTGTATGCGCTTCGGTAGTGGTTGCGTTCTAGGATGACAGTGCCGAAGTAACCCGATACACCAAGCACAAGTGTCCATATCGCTATAGTTTTCCAGTAAGTAGTCAAAAATAGTATCATTTTACCCCCACACAAGTGTTGTAGTTTCTTTGCCTTCTTGCAGTCAGTGACGCTAACGTATGCCCATGAAAATGGTTAAAAGACAGCAGCTCTAAACATCCGCCAGCATAGTCACCAGCGCGAAACTTTGTCACCAGCATCGTAGGGCCTTCATCCGGGTTGGCGTGGCGGTAGCAGACTGTGTTTGCCCCTTCGTTGTAGGCTAAATCTAATACCGCTTGTTCCTCGCCAAAAGATAATGGCATATCCATGCACTTTTTTACCAGTTCATGTTTAACCACATCAACATCATTGTTAAGCATTATCAAAGCTCTAACAGGATCTATATGCTGGCCAGCCTTAACGCCGTGAGTCTCACCAAAACCAATAGTCGGAACATCACCCTTGACCGGAATGTATGTGTCTCCACGAAACCCTTCACTAGTAGCAAGTGATACTAGCATAATGGCTGGCACTACAAAAGCTGATAGTGGCCCGCGCTCCACTATTTATCTGCCATATCTTGCGTTGTACTGTAGCGTATAACCATATTCAGCGCCCCCATAATTATTATATAGGTAAATAAATGCCATACCTCTATTCTGGTGTTGGGAAGAACAGCAATGGCGGCTGTAGTTATGATACTCCCAGCATTCAGCATCATCGTGTGCGACTTGCCAAAATTACCCATCCGTGCTTTGAATACTTCCCACATAGTCATTTGTTTTTTCCTCCTATCGGGCCCTTCGTGCATACACACTGCCGTATCCAGTTAATGTTCCTCCAGAGAAGCCTGAATATATATACAAATACGCATTTGTTGAAGTACTTACACTAACCCTAACTGTAGGAGCTGTAAATGCCATTTGTACCCCTGTGCCACTCATCCCGAACGGACCCCCCATAGAAGAAGTCATCCCCGTTGTCCCCATACCTATTGCAAGATACGATTGAACCGTTCCTGACCCGCATGTTGCAGAACCATTCCCAAACACATCCCAATCACCTGCAGAAAGAGCCAGTGTTACCACCGTAATAGTTGAAGTGCTCACTAGTGCAGTTCCTACAGCGTTCGTAGCAGAAAGAACTTCTCCAATAACTCCTAAACCCGCATTTGACCCATTAGAAACGCCTGTAAAAGTGTTCGCTCCAGACCACGCGTTATTACCATTTACTGTTGGTAAATATGCTGCAGCAAAAGAAGATGCGCCGATACCCCCATTACTTTGTGCTAAAGGTGTAGAAAATCCTAGAGTAACAGCGCCACCTGTATTCACTACTGATATAGCAGATGAATTGATTGTTGAAATGCCTGTTACTGCACCTGTAAACCCGTTGAATGATGTAACACCGCCTCCCCCTCCACCCCCAGAAACAGCAACTGAAGACGCAGCTGTAATCTGCCCCTGCGCATTTACAGTTATTACTGGAATGTATGTAGAAGACCCGTATGATCCTGCTGTAACTGCAGTATTCGTAACAGATACCGTAGATCCTACAACTGTAAGGCCTGTTCCTGCAGAGATGTTGCCTGAAGAATTAGCTACAAAATAAAAATTAGTACCGTCAGTGTATACAACAGAAGTTGTCCCACTAGCAATGCTAACTGTAGTGCCAGGAGTTCCTACTACACTCATCGTAATAGCAAACCCACCAACCGTATTGTTGGCGACAATGTATACTTTTTGTTGACCTGAAGGGGTAAATATGTTCTTTACAGCAGCATTAGTACCTAGTACTTCAAGAACAGCATTGCGTGCTTCATCTGCCGCACCGTTATAGTTAGATAACGTGTAGTCGGCATTTGCCATAGTAATACCTCGAACACCTGTAATAGCTTGTTCTAGCAAAGTGCCTAAATTATTGTTTGTAGTAGCACCCCACGTACCGGCTTGATCGCCACTACCCATTAATTCTAATTTTAGTGAAGGTGAATATGTTGAGGCCATAATTACTCCTTATTTAGCATTCGTACCACTGTGTACCATTATGAACTAGAGTCATTGTACTACCTGCAGAAACTGCTCTAGTACCGCCTATAAGAAGTACAGAATAATAAGCGCCTGTAGATGACGTAAAAGTAAGACTACCCTGAAAAACAAGTGTAACTGTGCGCATAGGACTAGACTGAATAGCACTAATTCCTGTAGTACCCGTAATATTAAAAATGCTGCCTGAGTTGGGTAAATTAATGCCTGAAGCAGAAACAACAGCCTGCGGTACTATTGTAGTATCTGCAATAATGCTAGTGTAATCGCCGTAGTCATTATTAGCACCTATAAAAAATAGGGATGTAGTTACTGTTGCATGAAAAGGAATAGAGTATATTAGTGAAAGTCTGCAGTCATCCACAAAGATCCTAGATGTTGCTGATGTTGTTACTACTGCAGATTCTACTGCTCTAAACTGGCTGTTATGTATAGAACAATCTCCACTAACTACATAAACCCCATCTCCAGGGCCTCCCGGTGCACCTTCTAAAACATTTAACTCAGAAATAGTTACAAAATTACTGGCTGTAACATTAATATAAACAGCACAGTAGTACATTGCTACAGACTGGCATCCTACTAGCCTAGTATCTACACTAGTTCCTATTACTTGAAACCCATACGTCCCTGAATATAGCGGTCCTGCAGAATATGCATTATCTGCGCTGCAGTTTAATAAAGTGCATGCATTTACACTGTTTAAGCAAAAACCTATCAAATATCCGTATGCAAAACAATTTGTTATTTTTGCATTATCGGCGGTGTTATATAGGTAGTAGGCTGTACCTGTTCTTGTTAAAGTTGTGTATGTACCGCCATAACTTACAGTAGCAAAAGGCCATGCGTGGCATCCAAAAATATGTGTTATATCTTGTGAATTTTGTATTGCTATTCCATTATTATCATGATATAGATATTGTATGTGGTGCCTATCATACCCATTAGATATTACACCCTGGTTAAATCCTATAATCATACTATTTAAAATAAAAGTATCATCGCCTGCAATAGTGACGGCAGTACCTGTCCAAGAAGAAGACGAAGTTTGTGGGAATGTCATTCCATAAGGGTATATAAGGCACCCTTGAATACCTGCACTATACCCAAGAGAAATAGTGTGTGTAGTTGCTAAAATAATAGCAGACATTGCGGCGTAGTTTTGTGGAGAACTCTGTGTTGATGGGCTTCCAACAAAGCTATAAGGACCTTGTATTGTTACGTTGTTAGGGACAGTTAAAGTAGCATTAACGTAGTATGAATAGCCTGAAGGAAGATATAAAGTACCTCCTTTAGTACCAAATGAATTTAATGCGTTTTGAAATGCTACATGATCATCAGTTGTGCCATTACCTACAGCACCAAAAGACATTATGTTTATAAAAGGACTGGCTACTGCCCAAGTACCATTACCGCACAAAAAATTGCTTGATGAGGGAGTTCCGGTAACAGCACCTGCTAGAGCTGTTGAACTAGATATAAGGGTTCCTGATGTTGGAGCTGCAAGGCCTGTATTAAGCACTGTACCTGTTGTGCCACTCCATGTAGGTACGTACCCTGAAGTTGATGAGCCTGGCCCCGAAACATTACCCCCCCCAGTCGGAGTAGCCCAAGTTCCATCTCCTCGTAGAAATGTAGTAGAAGATGGTGTGCCTGTTATGGGGTTAGCTGTTGGCGCTACAGTGCTAGCAATAAGAACGCCGGAAGTTGGAGCCGCAAGCCCAGCAGCGAGTGTAGTACCCCCTGTACCACTCCATGTAGGCACATAACCTATTGTAGATGTACTAGGGCCTGTAACAGTGCCTCCTCCTGCAGGAGTAACCCAAGTTCCATCATTACGCAAAAATGAACTAGATGATCCTCCTGGAGCTGCTATGGTGTATGCACCCCAAGTCATAGACGATGTAATACTTGGGGTAGTTAAACTAGGAGAGTTCGCTAATACTAAAACGGTGCCGGTACCAGTAGTAGTGTATGAGACACCCCATGCCGAACCCGTTGAATTAGGAATGCCTACACCTGGATACACCATACCACCACCAGTAGGGGGTGCGCTAGACCACGCAATACCCGTAGAAGTCAAAACATTACCAGAAGCACCGGGGTTTATTAGCCCTGTACCCCCATTACTTGTTGGCAGTGGTGATGTTGAAGACACTTTTATCCTTATGCATCATTTACTGGTACCCACAATACCCCTTGGGTATCGTTTATTTGCACCCATGTGGTGCTCTCATTGTTGTTTATAGCTCCCCAAGCAGGGCTTTCATTATCGTTTATTCTATACCACCCTGTAAATGTTAGGGTATCTATTAAAGCCGTTGTTTCTGATACAATACCTTTAAAATATACTTGTGGAGTTACAATATCTTGAGTATAGACAGTTTCATTTAAATACGTATTATAAGCTCCCGTACTATTTTGCACAACTGAGTAAGTAACGGTCTCTACTACTGAGGCACCACCATTCCAAATAGCTGTTGATGCATCAGTGTAGGTAATAGTTTCTGTTATTGCTCCACTAGTACCCCAAACAACATTCTGGCTATCAGAAAATGTGCTTGCTTCCGTAATAGCTGCACTAAATAAAAGCCCCCCCACATAAGAATCAGTATATATAATACTTTCCGTTATGCTGCTGTTTGTATTCCAGGCTCCCAAAATAGTATCTGTAAAAGTACTTGTTTCGGCTACAGTGGCGCCATACACAGTACCGAGTGCAGCAAAAGGCGTTTTGGCAAGTGGCGTAAAACCAAACATTAGTTACCTCAAAACAATTTTAATACAGTACAACGTAATAAAAAACTACGATTTCCCCTAGTTCTGCCGTTAAAACATTATTAAAAAGTTACTTGAAGATGTTGATACTATATAGGTGATAACAACGATGCCTTGAGCGCCGGTTCCATTAGTTGTAGCACCACCACCACCGCCACCCCCAATTGCTTCAACCTGTATTGAGGTAACACCCGCAGGTACAGTCCAAGTCTGTGCGCCGGTAGTGGTATTTGACGATAGTGTTATTGAGTAGTTTGGCGATCATGGTTTTTCCTCATTCCGTTTTTTTATTGCCCGTTGTATTGCGGCTTCGTGCGCCACCTTATCTGTAATTTGTGCCAGCAATGCCGCATAGACATCCTCAACAGACTTCATTTGGAGGATTGTAGACGCTAGGCGCTGTTCGAGGTTCTTGCGATCTTCTCCTCTTGGCGTTGTTTGCAGCATATGCTCAAAGTTTTTCTTGTCAAAATCATAGTGGAAATGTTCTAGTTCACGTGCATAAAGAGCTTCTGCAATAACATCTTCTTTGTATGTTGAATCAAGTTGTCTGTATTTCATGCTTTCCTCATTAGGTAAACGCAACACCATACCCGGTGCTAGCAGGTAGCGTTCCGGGATTGGTGAATTTGGTGCCAAAGCCGCTCCCCGACCAAGGGTAAGCGGATACGTATGGG